AGGATAAATTATTCCATTCAGTTTCTATATCAGGTGATAGTGGTATAAAAGACTTAGTTATTGCTACAGGTGGCACAGGATATGTAGATGCAACCAATGTAGAACCACTAGGAGGTAATGGATCAGGTGCAGTAGTTGATATAACAACAACAGATGGTATCGTAACAGGTTTAAATATAGTTTCTGATGGTGCTGATTATAATGTAGGTGACACTCTTACTATCCCTAACCCTAATGCAGGTGGTGTAACATCTATTGGAAATCTGATTAGCGGTGGATCTGGATACACTCCAGAGGGTATCTCATATGGTGTCACTACCACAGGTGGCACTGGATCAGGACTAACAGTTGATATAGTAGTAAATGGTAGTAATGTAATAACTTCAGCGACTATTGCAGACGAAGGAAATAACTATACACCTGGCGATAACATTTATATCATGGGTGGTAACGGTGATGCATATTTTATAGTTCAAGACACTCATGGTAATGGTGCTACTTTAACTGTTACTGGTTCCTTTGCAGCAAATAGTGACTCAGACTATCTTGCATTTGGTATACCAATGGAAGTTGGTGGTAACGCATTGTATGAGGACATAACTTTGAAGAGTGGTGATGCGATATATGTTAACTCATCTGAACCTGGCGTTAGTTTTGTAGCAATAGCATCTAAGGTATATCCAAATATAAAACTGGACATACAAAATAAATTAGGACGACAAAATTCTTTCATTAGTAGCACATCTTTTCCTCAAATCAATGACAATATAGGATTAACAACTGCTACATTTGATAGTGTTGCAACCTTACATGTATCAAATAGAAACTCAGATAAGACCGCATCAGTGTCATTAGGTATTGCATCAGGGTTCATTGATACATTTACCGTTGCTGATTATTTCGTCTTTGGATTAAGATTAAAACCTCTTCAAGATCTTACCATTGACAACATTGGTATTGCTAGTGGACAAACTTTAGTTACTAGATCATCGCAAACCGATGTAGCATTTGCTGCTTACTCTGAACCAGTGGTTGAAGGACCTAGTGGTGTAGGAACTGATGGAAATGTTAATACATCAGGTGTCATTACTGCAACTGCATTTGTAGGTGATGGAACAGGCATCACAGGTGTTACTGCTGCAGGATTTGGTGTAAGTCTTAGTGATGATAATAATTCTGTTGGTGTTGCTGCTACCATAAACTTTGGACAATTCATAAGTGTTAGTGATATATCTGCAGGTATAGTAACAGTTAGTGTTGATGATCTCGTTGGAACTGCACAGACTGCACTAGTTGCTAACTCTCTTGCGTCAGGTTATGCTGTTCCTCTAGCAGCAAATGCCACCACTGCCTCTACAGCAGCGTTTGCATCTGTAGCAGGAGTAGCGAGTGAGTGTAGTGGTAACGCTGCCACCGCTACGATTGCATCTGGTATTACAAGCAACTTTGACATTACTACCAACAATCCTATTAGAACATCTGATTTCTTTATAGGTGACGGATCTAAACTAACAAATGTCACTGCTGTTGGTTCTGGTGTTGAGATTAGAGACAATGGATCTGTAGTTGGTACTGCACAAACCATAGACTTTGATTTGAGTCTGGATGTAAGTCCAATATCAAATGGTATTAGTACAATTACTGTTCAGAAAGTTCCTCACGCTGATATCTGTGGTGTTTCTAGTTACTCTGACAAGTGTGGTGTAGCAACCTTCGCAACTAACGCAGGAATCGCTTCTAATGCCCTTAATGCTAACTTTGCTGCTGCTTCATCGTTCTCTACCTTAACAGGTGCTGCAGAGACATCTAAGAGTCTCTACACAGAGTATCAAGGTGGATTTAAACCACTACCAACAACCATAGGAACTAAGACTGCTGATCATAGGTATCTTGGTATTGGATCTGATAGATCAGTCAATATTCAAGGATTTGAATCACCTTACTTAAGGTTTGAAGTCGGACAAACATATAGATTTACAAATACAAACAACAACATTTATCCTCTTAAATTCTATTACAATGCTGCAGGAACTCCAGTTGGATATGGTACTACAAGTCCAGTAGAGATGACTCAAGGTGTTACTGTGACTGGATCTTATACAGAGATATCAGTTACTGAAGAGACACCTCAGTTATTCTACTATGGTATGGGTGTTGGATCTACTATGGGTAGCATGGGTAACTCTGTGCAGGTATTCAACTATGAATTCCATAAGTGTCTCAGAGTAGGAGAATATAAAAACCTAGCAGGACTTAAGACATGCACACATACTCAAATGTTTGAGGGTCGTGCTACTGCATGGTACATGAATACAAACTTGGGTGTAGGTAATAGTGATTACACACCTGGCGATAGATCACACAATGTTAGTTCCATTGAACAGCAGTCTACAGGTGTCTACCAAGTAAACTTTGCTGACGCAATGAATGATAATAACTATGCGGTGATGATTGATGGTAGAGGAACTACCAATTTTCCTGGCGGTATAGTAAGAGCAACAGTATATGATAGAACCCTAACAGGATTTGGTGTAACAATTTACAACAGCATACCTGCCCCAGAGGATCTAAGGGATGTTAACATTGCTGTGTTCGGAGGTCAGGACGGAGAACCTACATTCCTATAAATAATTTTTTAACCGTGCTATAATGAGTCCAATAGGAAACCCGATGGGTGGATGTGCCACCTGTGGAGAACAGTCAGTTCCTGAGACTGAGATCCGAGTTCCTGATGTATCAAACTTTTTATCAGACAACATGTTTATAATTTACTCAATGAATGGGTGTAATTACTGTGAGAAGGTCAAAGAACTTATGAGATTGACAAAACAGCAGTATGTAGTGTATACTTTAGATCAGCACTTTACTATAGAAAACTTTGAGGATGAGTTTAATACAAGAACTTTCCCTCAAATAGTTCTTGATAATAGAAAAACAAATAAGAGAAAGCGTATTGGTGGTGCTGCTGAGCTCGCTCTGTTTTTTAAGGAAAATAGTCCTTCCTAAATAAAATCAATTACTGGAGGTAATGATGTTAGTAGTATCATTAGTCTTCGGAGTCATCCTACTCATAGGAACTGCAATCGTATCAGGAATGGTCGGTTGGGTACTCCGAGAATACATGTTCTATCATCATGACAAACCTAATATATCAACACCCTCTCACCCAGAAATGTATGATGAGGACGGGAATATTATCCCAGAATCGTTGATTGCTTTCAGATTCGATCCAATAACAATGTTTGAGGATGACGAAGAAATCTAACTATTGAAATTATCATGCCTAAACTACCACCGAAACCACTTGTTAGCGAAGTATTAGACGCTGTTCATAAAGCAAAAACAAAAGCAAAGAAAATAGAGGTACTACAACAGTACGACTCTAAAGCATTAAGATATTGTCTCATTTGGAACTATGATGAGAGTCTTAAGAGTGCCTTACCAGAAGGCGAAGTTCCTTACACACCTAGCGACGCTCCTACTCCTGATGCACAAAGCAAACTTGCATCTGAGTACAGAACGCTGTATAATTTCATTGTAGGAGGAAACTTTGATATAAACAACACTCGAAGAGAGGTATTGTTTATACAACTCCTAGAAGCACTTCATGCTGATGAGGCAGAAGTATTATGTTTAGTAAAGGACAAAAAACTTGCCAAAAAATACAAAATCAGCTTCCCAGTCGTTAAAGAAGCCTACCCCGATATCAAATGGGGCAACAGAGTCTAGCGTGTGGTCAGCAGAGGATAAAAAAGAAGCAAGGGATGTGTATTCAATCATAATACACGAGGCAGACTGTCCCTATGAGAAAACTCAGGATAAAGGTCTACCAACCAATGCTTACCTTGTTGAGTATTACACCGACAACGAATCAAAAAAACTACACTACGATATAACTATCGCATCAAAAAAAGTTAACATTTTTGATTTCTACCATGACAAACTCAAAAAGGGTTTGAAAGACATAAGATACAGTGGGGGAACGAGAAATCCAATTACTTGGAATAACAGTCCGACACCTGCAAAATCTCGTAGGAAGAAATGAAAGCGTTAATCACAGGACACAAAGGGTTTATCGGTAGTTTTCTATACGATCATCTACGATACCAATTTGGCGATACAGTAGACGGTATTGACTTTCCTGATGATATTGCTAATTTTAAGACAGATAAGGTGTATGATGTTGTCATACATCTTGCTGCATTTGCTGCTATTAGAGACAGTATAGACAATCCAGACAAATTTTGGGATAATAATGTCGAAAAAAGTGTGCCAATCTTCGATTATTGTAGAAACAATAATGTTCGACTACTTTATGCTAGTACCTCACAAGTTGAAGAGTGGTGGCAAAACCCGTATGGTATCACCAAAAAAGTAAATGAATTTATGGCACGAGACATACCTAATAGTGTAGGTATGAGATTTCAAACCGTGTATGGTGATAAGAGTAGACCAGATATGTTGTATAGAATGCTAGAGGATAAGACTGCAAAGTACATAACCAATCACGCTAGAGATTGGATTCATGTTAAAGATGTTGTTAGGGCAATCTGTTACCTAATACCTAGCACATATACAGGCATCATTGATGTGGGCACAGGTGAGACAACAGAGGTAAGAAAACTAGCACAGTCTTTTGGTCAAGGTGATCTACCTATAAAAACTGACACACCAGGCGAAAGGAACATCACATGTGCTGACACTACTAAGTTGAGAGAGTTGGGTTGGTTTCCAACGATAAAAATCCTATAGTCAGGGAAAATCGACTTTTTGTTTACAGAAAAGTGGAAAAAAAATTCGCCAAAATTTTTGACTCCACAGGATTTTTCAAAATGTAGTGCATGTTACCAATATAGACATATACATAGTAATGTGTTAGAATACACATATCGTTCATCCCATATCGGACGCAAGTAAGCCGACACGGAACGGATTCGTTCATCCCATGATACTTCACTTGCTACTTTACGCTTCACTAGAATGTTCTCAAGCATCTGATCTTGTTAATCAGATAATTAAGGACAACTTATTGAGCGAGTACGAGAAAAGGGAATTGATTCTTTATATACAAGAAGCAACTCCTAGTTGTTGGGACGCAAATGTTGACTGAAGGAACGGCACTAAAACCGCCTACTACTGAGGAAAAACCAATGGCAAAAGTCACTTACCGTGGTGTCGAGTATGACACTGAAGAGTACAACGCAAAAGTTGTCGAAGAAGCAACTAAGCGTAATAGACACGATTTAATGTATCGTGGTCTTAAGGTTAGAAGCAAGGCATCACCTTGCAGTTAAGAGTAAAGAGGGTTGCAAAACCCTCTTTTTTTATGCTATACTATTAGAAATCAGTTTTTTTATGGCACTTCATATGAGAGAGCAAATACTGAGAGCATTAATAGCACACGCTCAAGGTGACATTGCTAAACACAAAGCAAACATTGAGATTTACCTAGAACACCCTGCAGGTGTCGGTGAACACACTGATATTCTAGAGTCAATAGAAAAAGAACTAGATGCAATCGCAAAATATCAAGATCAGATAGATGTGATCAAAAAGTACTTTATGTCCAGTCAGACTCTAAGAGACATAGACAGAAGATCGGGAGAAGTAAGTGAATAGATCAGAATTGAAGGTTATTGTGCAAAACCTTAAAAGTCTGGTTAGTGAGTTAGAGAGTGAAGTTTACTCTGACACCTCTGCTTATGTTCATCCTTGGTATAAGCATACCGATAAAATCGACGAACCTCAACAAAATTTACCGATTGATGATTATGACGAAGTTTGGACAGACGATGAATGATGCTCTTCTTAGAAAAAGAGCATTTATACTCAAAACCTTGCTTACTAAATACGGTAGTAGTAACTACTCAAATCTCTCATTTTACAAATGTGCAGATGAGTGGATAGCAAGGAATGAGAAATATCCTGGCGGACTGTACGGATTCTATAAGGACTACTATGCCAAAAAAGATCACTAAACTTATAAAGGAAGCACTCAAAAATGCTCACCTTTATACAGAGGAAGAATTAACTTATTTGAGACAAGCAAAAAAACGACTCAAAAACGAGAAAAAAATCAATGAATTGAAAAATTCTAAATAGGAGTACACATTACTTTACAATGCCCACATACCCTGTTAAAAACACAAAAACTGGTGAGGAGAAAGAACTCTCCATGACTATGAAAGAATACTCTGACTGGCGAGATGCGAACCCAGATTGGGATAAAGACTGGTCTAAAGGTTGTGCAGGAGCAGGAGAAGTCGGAGACTGGAGAAACAAATTAGACGGTGGTTGGAATGAACTACTTGACAGAGTAGGGACAAAATCACCTCGTTCTAACATCAAGAAGTACAACAACTACTAACACATGCCAAGAAAAAGAAAAACTGCTACCGCAGTAGGAATCGGTTTAAGTGCCAAACAAATGAGGCGGAAAAAACCGATAAGCAGTGATTTTTTAGTTGATGTACAACCTATTACAGACAACCAAAAGAAATTTTTTGCACACTACTCAGAAGGTAAGCATATATTCTCTTATGGTGCTGCAGGTACAGGTAAAACATTTATTACCTTATTTAATGCACTTAAAGAGGTATTAGACTATACTACCCCTTATAATAAGATCTATATGGTTAGATCTTTGGTAAGCACTCGTGAAATTGGATTTTTACCTGGTGACCATGAGGACAAATCTGCATTATACCAAATACCATACAAAAATATGGTAAAGTATATGTTTGAGATGTCAACTGATGCTGAGTTTGAAATGTTATATGGAAATCTTAAAACCCAAGAGACAATATCATTTTGGAGCACATCATTTATTAGGGGAACAACATTAGATAATGCTATTGTTATAGTTGATGAATGCCAAAACTTGAATTTTCACGAATTAGATAGTATAATAACAAGAGTTGGAGAAGATACCAAAATCATGTTCTGTGGTGATGCAACTCAAAGTGATCTCACCAGAGACAAAGAACGAAATGGTATCATAGACTTTATGAGAATCTTAGAACAAATGGACTCTGTAGAGACAATTGAGTTTGGTCTTGAGGATATTGTTCGTTCTGGATTGTGTAAAGAGTATCTGACTGTCAAGTTAGCAATGTCTATGTAATGTTTAATCATGTACCTACTCTCTTACCACCATTAGAGAGAGAAACAGTTGATGGTGTAAGATACTATAAAGTTCCTGATGAGGAAGACTTTATCAAATTAGTTTCCATCACTTCAGTAACATCTTTCTGGAATAGAGAGAAGTTTGCTAAATGGAGGAAAAAAGTTGGTGAGGATAAAGCAAACGAGATTACTCGTAAAGCAACCTCTCGTGGAACTGACACTCATACTTTAATAGAACATTACTTATTGAACGAAGAACCTCTACCAGAGGTTCAACCTATATCTGATGTATTATTTAAGATTGCTAAACCAACCCTAAAGAAAATAGACAACATCCATGCTCTAGAGGGATCTTTATATAGTAAACAGTTAGGTGTTGCAGGAACTGTAGACTGCATAGCAGAATATGATGGAGAATTGTCAATTATTGACTTTAAGACATCTGCAAAACCTAAACCTAGAGATTGGATTGATGGTTATTTTGTCCAAGCAGCAGCATATGCCTGTATGTTCTATGAACTGACAGGTATATCAGTCAAAAAACTTGTTATCATTATGACATGTGAGAATGGCGATTGTGTTGTTTATGAAGAAAGAGATAAGGCAAAGTATATTAAATTACTCGTTAATTACATCGAATGCTTTTTAAACTACAAACTAGAATTACATGGAAAATGAATTTAACCAAGCGTTAAACAAGAAATTTATGAATCCTGCAAAATTTGCAGTTGAGATTGAAAAACTTGTCAAACAAGAGAAGATAAATTATATTGATGCTATAGTTCTTTTCTGTGAAGAAAATAGCATCGAGATAGACTCTATTACAAAATTAGTGTCTAAACCATTGAAAGAAAAACTGAAGTGTGATGCACAACAGTTAAATTTTATGAAAAAAACTTCTAAAGCAAAACTTCCTGTATAATGCCAACTCTGTCATGGTTTCCAATGCCTGTCTATATTGATAGAATATCTGGACACGCAAAAGAGCAAGTAGATGACGAACTTTATGCTGTATTTGACAAAGCAAAGTTCGCTCAAAACCCTCAATGGACAAATGACACAAATGAACTAAGTGTTAGTAATAATTCCTTTTTTTCTTCTCATGAACTGGAGGATTGTAAGGTTTTTAACAGTTGCATAGATTATCATTTAAAAAAATATTTACAAGAACTGTCAACACCAACTAATTTAGATTATTTTATTGATAATTCATGGTTAACAAAAACTAATAAAGGCAAATATATTCACTTACATGATCACGGTAACTATGATGTGTCAGGTGTATATTATCTAAAAACAAATGGTAAAGACGGTGCTTTATATTTTCCTTCTCCTTACAGATTGATGGCAGGTAATTTTATATTATCGAGAGTAGTAGATTATTATCAACATCTTCCCTTAGAAAATGGTCTTTTAGCATTATGGCCTTCTGTGCTTCTACATAACACAGAAGTCAATACTACTGATCATGAAAGAATCAGTGCAAGTTTTAACATTAAGTTTAGATCGTGATTAAATTATTACAAAATCCAAAATCTGCAGATTATATTGATTTTAAAAGATGGGTCAATAGCACGAGTTTTAGTTGGAAATATAATCCGTCATCAACACCTGATATAAAAAATTCTACAAAAGTAGATGTGCCATTCTATTGTCATTCTTTTATGAAAAGACCAGAACAATATGGTTATCCTGTAATAGATGATCCACAGGAGACTCATGGTGCTGTACAAATATTAAATGAAATAATAGAGCATAATCAGATTCCATTTAACAGTTTTATTAGAATAGCAGTTAATGCTGTTCATCCACAGAAAGATGTCATGAGTTCTATACCTCATGTAGATCACCAATTTCCACATGGAAATCTTATAATATATTTGAATAACGCAGGTGGATCAACATTTGTCAAAAATGACATTACTTTTCAAGATGAGGTGCACATGCCAAAAGAAGACGATATAATATTATTTACAGGAGAACATTACATGCAAACCCCTAGAGATGACCGAAGAATTATTCTTATCGCAACTATGATATGAAGAATTTATTCCTTGGTATAAGGCAATATGATTGTGATGCTGATTGGGATAAATTAATTCACATTGCTAATAACTCTTGTCCAGATAATAATTACGCAGGATTTCAAACAAAATTTTTTAATCATCCTGTCTTAAATTCGATTAAAGACAGTTTTATCAGTTGTTGTAGAGATTACTATAAAATTAATAAACCAGAAAGAGTTAGATTATGGTATTATCATGATTGGAAAGATAATCCTAATAAGGACGGTCACTTCTGGCATGATCATTACAATTACTATGGTTTGTCTGGTATCCTATATTTGACCCTACCAGAGGGATCAACAACCACAGGGTTTTCAATTTCTGCAGATAATGGTATACTAGGAAAAGAAAAATTCTTTGATGATATGATGTATTTACCATCTGTCATACACAAGTGGTTTATCTTCCCTGCCAATCTCCCACACATACCTGGCACCTGTCATACCGAACAAAAAAGGATCGTTATTAGTGGAGATTACTGGTATAATCTCACCTAAATAGTAGTGTTCTAGGAGATATTTTATGGCAGATTTCTTTGATTCCGAATTTGTTCGGGACGAAATGCAAGAAATAAATGAAATGCAGGAGGAGATCTACGGAAGGATTTTTCAATTCTCGGATCTACCTGTACCAGAACAGATTGAACATCTAGAAGAGTTGGATACTTTGCTTGAAAAACAGCAAATACTCTACACTCGTATGAGACTGTCAGATGACCCTCGTGCTAAAGAGATGGCGGAGAATGTCCGTAAATCTGCTATAGTTATGGGTTTTCCAAAAGATGTGGACTGTAATCTACTCTTTGCAAATATGCAAGAGACACTCGATAGAGTAAAAAAAGGACTACAGGGCACACTTGACACATGAGCACGACAGCTCTATAATAAAGTCACACAGACCAAATCCAATTTAATCCAATTAAATCCTATGTCTTTCGCATCACTTAAGAAGCAATCTTCTCTCGGCAGTCTTACTGCTAAACTTGTTAAAGAAGTTGAGAAGACAAATTCAGTCAATAAGGGTGACGACCGCCTCTGGAAACCAGAGGTAGATAAAGCAGGTAATGGTTACGCAGTAATCAGATTCCTACCTGCACCCGATGGAGAAGATCTTCCTTGGGTAAAACTGTACTCACATGCCTTTCAAGGACCTGGCGGATGGTACATTGAAAATTCATTAACAACATTGAATCAAAAAGATCCTTGTTCAGAGTTCAACACTACTCTATGGAATAGTGGTGTAGAATCTGATAAGCAAATTGCTCGTAATCAAAAGCGTAAGTTAGCATTCTACTCTAACATCTATGTTGTAAAAGATCCTGCAAACCCCGAAAACGAGGGTAAAGTGTTCCTTTACAAGTTTGGTAAAAAGATCTTTGATAAGATCATGGGTGCTATGCAACCTGAGTTTGAGGATGAATCACCTCTAAACCCATTTGATTTCTGGCAAGGAGCAGACTTTAAGGTTAAGATCAAGAAAGTTGCGGGTTACTGGAACTATGATAGTTCTGAGTTTACTGCACCTGCACCATTATTAAAAGATGATGATGCTCTTGAGGCACTATGGAAGAAAGAATACTCTCTTCAAGAAATAGTTGCTGCTGATCAATTCAAATCTTATGACGAACTCAAAAAGCGTCTTGAATCTGTATTGAGAATTAACCAAGCACCCGTCACCTCACCTATTGATGAGGAAGTAGAGTTGGAAGATCCTGTTGAGGCAAGAACTGCTGAACCAAATACCCCAACTGAAGACGATGCACTATCATACTTTCAGAAGTTAGCTGAAGAGTAAATATAAATAACAAGAGGGATTTTTCCCTCTTTTTTTATTCTATCAAAGTATTAAAATGGCAGGTTACACTGGAAATCATTTTGTAGTGACATACGAAGACAATGTAAATGGAAAATTTACTGCAGATGTATTCGCTAAAGACGCTGATGACGCTGAAGCAAAAATAAAAATTGCTTATCCTTGGGCACTTAATTTATCAGCAACTGCAGGTGAATAGAAATGTCACGCAATAAAGTTATTGCATACTCAGATGCTAATGGCAACTGTAGAGTTGTAATTCCTACTATGGATTGCTCTCTATCGGATGATGCTGTCATTGCAAAAGACATTCCGACATCTGACTATTCAATAATTGAACCATCAGACCTACCTTCTAATAAATTTAGAAAGGCATGGAAATATGATCATAGTTTAAAAGCAGTTGGTGTAGATTTGACTGCAGCAAAAAATATTACAGAAGAAATTCTAGAGACAGCATATCTTGAGACTAAAAAAGAAAATGCAGATATACAGTCAATAGCAGATATGAAAGGAGAATCTGCATCACTCAAGTCTAATCCTGCAGTTCCATACACTACGATAGACAATGCGACTAGTGTTGCAGAGTTGGAAGAACTTGTTTAACTGTCTTTTAAAGTAGAAGAAATAAATTGGGATGACTTTGTATATTCTAAAGCATCTTTCATATCCATCATAAACATAGTTAGATATTCTTTTCTCATAATTTTTATATTTCTTTTTTTCTCATTTTCTCTAGTTTCTGCTAGAAAATTTGTTACACCTATTACTGGATTAATATTTGTATTGAATACAAGAGGATTTGGTATTTCAAAATCCTTATCAACAATTTGACCTGCAGGAAGTATTAGTTTACCTTCAGCGTTTCTTACTTCCTCAGTTTCATAGTGTCTTATCTCATTCAATGCTAACCCATATTTCTCCTCAGCATACTTATATAATACATTACTACTCATAGGCCATTCTGATCTAACATTTACAATATTTGCTGTAACCAATATTACCCAGTCCAATTCATCATTACCATAAACTTCACCTGCAACATTATCAGGTCGCATTCCCTCTTCTATTGTGTATGACTGTAGAAATGTGACTGCAGAATAAACATCATCCCTAAGTTTTGCTCTCAGGAATAGATTTTTAATAACGACATAATTATCGTTATCAACTATGTCTGATTGTGGATTTTTGTACCTGATGTTTGGTACATTTTTAAAATAATGTTTTGACATTAGAAACCTACTGCGTCTGCGACTTTCTCATGATCTTCTCTGTAGATAGGATTAAGTTCTTTAAAGGATAAATCCATTTTCATGTGTACAGGTGTGCCATCATCATAGGTTGCATATGTGCCACTTCCAGTATAATCTACTGACATATTAGCTAATGCACATGTTTTAAATCTGTTTAAGAATGGATGTTTTGAACCACCTTTCATATAACTTATTCTGAATATATCAGGAGCATTTAAGAATCCCATGCCCTGACTATCTAATTTTGCTGCACTATGTATTTTTAATTTCTTGATTATCGTTTTTACTGTATTTGCCTCATCTCTACTTCTTGGTGTCAAATCCCAACCAAAATTGAAACTTCTTATTGTTACACCACTAAAAACCATTTCTAAATTTTGGTTTATAACTTGACCACTCGCCCTTGATAGCAACCCACCAACTGTAACATTCGCACCAAGAGCATTTGCTGCTGTGGTTGCTGCAATCATTTTTGCATAACCTGCAACATCACTACCTGCTGTTCCTCCTGCATTCTTTTTTAATGAATCTAACTGATCTTTTATAACACCAGCTGCTGCCTCTGGACTCTCACTATTAATTGCCTTACCTATTGCATTTAATCCTGCAGCAGCAAAATCATTTAGTTTGTTTTCCCCCCAGTTAGCACCATTTTGATCCTTTACACTTTGCGGAGCTGGTAAAATAATCGTGCATGATGATCCGACACTGGCATATTGATCACTTATTTGAGATGCTCTTCCTCCACTGCCACTTCCAAAGTTACTTAGAGAACCAAAACCACCACCTTTTTTAATATTTTTTAAAATCTCTATCTGAAAATAGTCTGTACCATAATCTATCATATCCTGTGGATATCTTAAAAGTCTATCGCCTAGTTTATTTGGCACTATCTTATCCTTTTTTATCTATTTAGCAGGAATTTTGCATATTTTAATGACCTAGCATGTCTTAACTCATTTGACTGCACTTGATAAAGTTGACCTGCTACTTCATTCCATGTATATTTTCTCATCAAACCCCAATGATAATTAAATCCTCTAAATCCCCATTGTTGTATATCTGTACATGCGATCAAAGGATGTTGGTCATATCTTAACTTAGGTGTCTTTGCATTATATACAAAAGTATAATAGTTACCAGGATCAGGAATAGGTGACACAGTATCATTAAGTGCATTCATAATTTCCATCATAATATCCTCTGGATCTCTTAATCCAGTTGCATTATCTACAACTTCCTTTAGTCTACTCATACTGGTAAATTATCCTCCGTTAAAATCTTAAATTCCATGTGTCGATCAGCACAATACTCTTTTGCTGCATCCCATTTTGCTTGATTTTTTGCGTATTCCATGACCTCTCTGATATATTTCTTAGTCTTTCTTTTTTGTACCTTTGGTTCATTGACTTGTCTTTTAGGTTTTATTTCTATAATATACTTCTTTGCTTTGCCATCATTATCTCTGACTTTTATATAGAAATCTGGAAAATATCTATGTATTCTTTGATCTAAAGGTGAACGGTATGGTATGATAGTCTCCTCAGAACCCCACTCTAAAATATTACTATTCTTGTCGCAATATCTCATAAACACTTTTTCCCAAGAACTACGATAAATAATGTTACGGTAGTCTCCTCTGTACTTTTTTATGTTACGAGGTCTAAATATGCCAGAGTGTGCCATAATCTTATAAGTTCCCAGAGGTATTTATTGTGCCCCGATACCCAAGAGTAAAGAAAACAGAACAGATCCGCAGTCTATTTCAAAAGGTTGCTACGACAAATCACTATGAAGTATTCTTCACAGGATTTGCTGCGTTACAAAGATTAAGAGGATATATTTCATCTAAATCACCGAGAGTTACTAACTTCTTTATCAGTAGGGATCTTGGATTATTGTGCAATAGTGCTGAATTACCTGCGACTACTATGGCAACAGCACAGGTAGAAGGACAAAGAATGGGCATAGTTGAGAAGATAGCACATTCTAGAGTATATACTGATGTGTCATTTACATTTTATGTTGATAGTGACTACAGAACATTAGAATTTTTTGAGTTATGGCATGAATTTATAGCATCTGGGTCAGATAGAGATAGAATAGATAGAACTAATATTGCTTATTATCATAGGATGCAATATCCAGATGAGTATAAAGTTGACACTATCAAGATTATGAAATTCGATAAGGATCATTTTAGAAGTGTAGAATATAATTTTTTAAATTGTTTTCCAGTTGCTGTATCATCTATGCCTGTTGCATATGATGGCAACCAAGTGCTTGAATGTCAAGTCACATTTGCATATGACAGGTATTACTTCGGTAAAATGGGATCATTGGATCGTAGAATTTTTGCCTCGTCATATAAACCTCAAATTACCCCCTCTGCTGTAGGTAATAGCGATGACAAATCTTATGATAAACCTGTTGGCGATAGCGGATCCAGTTCTATTTACAAAGTGGATGGCACTGAGGAATCTGGTTTTACTCTTAGATCAGATGAGTATTAAGGAAATAGCAATATTTTCCTTAGTATGCTATAATATAGACACTACTTATTAATATGGGACTTGCACAAGATCTGAAGGAAGGAACTAAATCTTCCCATTCAGCAGCAGAGAACACAAAATTTGTTACATCATTCCTTCGTGGAGTAGTAGACAAATCAAATTATAGAGAGTTAATCTCTAATTTCTACTTTGTTTATGACACTTTAGAGTTAGAAGTTAAAAAACATAAGGATCATCCTATTGTAGGACCTTTAAATATGCCAGAATTGTATAGATACGATGCTCTAGCAGAGGATTGTGACTATTTTTATGGTGTAGATTGGGCAGATAAAATAGAACCATCAGATGCTTGCAAGCAATACTGCAACAGAATTGCGGAGATTTCAGATGATGATCCAGAATTACTCGTAGGACATCATTATACTAGGTATCTTGGTGATCTTTCTGGAGGACAGATTCTTAAGAACATTGCACAAAAAGCATTACAACTTGACGGTGATGGTCTTGCTTTCTATAATTTCCCCGATATTGCTGATAAAAAAGAATTTAAAAATAATTATCGTGCTACCCTAAATAAACTGCCTGTAACACAATCACAGGTATCTGCTATCGTTGCTGAAGCAAACTATGCATTTCGTTTGAATATGTTTATGTTTGATGAATTAGATGGTAGTCTTTACGACTCCACAATGTCTTACCTTTGTGGTGTTGCCAAAAACTCGATAAATGAGTTTATCGCAGTTGCTACTAACGGAAAAAACTGATGCCATTACCCCAGATTAATGCACCAACTTATGAATTGGTAATTCCTTCGTCTAAGAAGAAAATTAGATATAGACCTTTTTTAGTCAAGGAAGAGAAAATTTTAGTCATTGCTATGGAAAGCAATGATGTTGCTGACATTGCTAGAGCAGTCAAACAAGTTCTAGGACAATGTATCCTATCAAAAGGAATTAAGATTGATAAACTATCTACCTTTGATATAGAATACTTATTTTTAAATGTAAGAGGTAAGTCTGTTGGTGAAACAGTAGACATACAAATCACTTGTCCCGATGATGGTGTTACTAATGTACCAGTCAATGTGGCACTAGATGAAATCAAAGTGACATTTGATCCAACACATGATAAAGATATTATTCTTGATGAAAAATTGAAGATGAGGATGAAATATCCATCGCTAGATCAGTTTATTAAGGAAAATTTTGAGGTAGAGAATGTTGGATTTGAACAGTCTATTGAGATGATTGCTAGTTGTGTGGATATGATCTTTAGTGAAGAGGAAACTTGGACAGGATCAGACTTTACACAAAAAGAAATGGTTGACTTTCTTGAGGGATTAGGTTCTAAACAGTTTAAAGAATTGGAGAAGTTCTTTGCTACTATGCCTAAACTTACTCATGAAATTAAGGTATTGAATCCCAAGACAAAAGTGCAAAGCACAGTTAAATTAGAGGGTTTAGCAGCTTTTTTCAACTAGCGATGCTCCATGAGGATCTTGTGTCGTATTACAAGATCAACTTCGCCCTCATGCAGCATCATAAATATAGTTTGAGTGATATTGAGAATATGATCCCGTGGGAACGGGAAATATACATTAGTTTATTAAAAAATTATATCGAAGAAGAAAATTTAAAGGCACAACAGAATGGATAAATCGTCCCCTGTTTTCGAGAATTTCCAAAACAAGATGGATGCTATGAACAAGCGTCCCAAGGTTGATCCTGCAAAATTTATGGGATCTGGAACTAAAAAGAAAACAAAGTCAGACGAAGTATCAGGCACAGACGAGAAGACAGTAAACGAAATTAGTAGAACTCTAGTCAATATAAACAACACATTAAAAGGTATTGTAAAAATACTTGATTCACAATTAAAATTAGATAAGAAAGAAAAGAGCGAAGATGATACAGATGCTGCAAGACAGTTAGATGCTAAGAAGAAAAAAGGTGCAGAAAACTTTTTAGAGTTAGATACTAAAGAATCAAAGGAGAAAACAAAGAAAACATCTGCAATAGTAGAAGGTGCTAAAGGTATAATGCAGAGATTGTTTACAGCGTTGACTGCTATCTTCGCAGGATGGTTGATAGATAAAGGTCAAAAGATGATGCAATTTCTACAGGAAGGTGATATTGAGTCTTTTAAAAAGATGGGTAAAGGGGTAATAAAAGCATTTGCGGTCGCTGCAGGTGTATTTGCTTTACTTAATATAGGACCTATTATTGGTGCAATAACTTCTATAACTGCAGGTTTATCAGCAGGTATTCCTGCTATCATTGCATTGTTGGCAAATCCTTGGACATGGGCAGTCTTAGGACTAATAGCAGGTATAGCAGGGACTGTTATGCTGACAAAAACTATTATAAAGGCAGTGCAGACAAAAGGTGCAGGTGGTGAAGAATATCTTGAGAAATTTAATATGTTGAAAGGTGACTTAGAATCGAGAGGAATAATGATAATCGGAACTGGAAAGAAAGAACAGTTCTACATTGCAGGTACTAAACCAAGAAAATCTGTAGCAGAATTAGGAACACCCGCACAAAAAGAAGCAGTAGCAAATTATGTAAAGAAAAGAGATCAGTTGATGGGTCTTAGAGATGCGATGAGAGAAGAAATGAAGCAAGCAAAGAAAGATAATTGGGCGACAGTTAAAGGCACTGACTATGAGGAAGGCACTAGAAAAAGAATCAGGGAACAAATTAAAGAGGATAAAGCAGAAATTAGAGCAAAATATTATGACAAAATTCAAGCATTGTTTGAGGGAGATCTAGAACTAACCGAAGGACCTGCAGAAAATCCTAATAAAGATTGGACTCCTAAAAATGCTGAGGAGTATTGGTTGAAGCATGGAGTATATCCTGGTCAAGAAGAGATGGGTGATAAGGAAAAGGTAAATGCTGATAAGTTAATGAACAAGAGTAATACTACTGAAAAGAAAGGTGAAGATA